TGTCCACGACGGGAGACGCGATCGATGTGTACGGAGCACAGCTCGAGCAATCGATTCTTCTGACGCCTGGGCCGTATTTTCAAACACTCGCGTCGAGCTATTTCGGCGGCCCCTGGATCACGGTTGGAGGCGCGCTTGTCGACCCGTCGACTTACACGATTTCGAGCGGCGTGGTGGCCTTCACTACGGCGCCGCTGAACGGGGCGACGCTCGCCTGGACCGGATATTTCGGCTTTCTCTGCCGTTTCGAAGCCGACGACCTTGATTTCGAGCAGTTCATGGCAAACCTCTGGAGGGTGGACAGCGTGAAATTCCGATCGCTGCGAAACCAATGAAGACCACGACCGCAGCGGTTGTCTCCGCACTCGCGGCGGCCCGCGCAGCGCCCGACGCAACCCTGGTTTTCGCCGAATGTTTCACGTTCACGCTGGCGACAGGGACGATCCTGACTTGGACCAACGTCGATCAAGTCGTGACATACAACGGCGCGGCGTTCTCGGCGGCTGGACCCCTCGTGCAAGGGCTCAAGTTCAAGGCGAGCGTTGGGCTCGAGGTCGACAAGCAGCAGATCGTCATCGCCGCCCGGCCGACGGACCTGATCTCCGGCGCGCCTGCGTTGCAGGCGATCGCCGACGGCGCCTTCGACGGCGCGACCGTACAGCGCGATCGTGTGTTCCTGACGGCGATCGGGGGAACGGTAATCGGCGGGGTCACGCTGTTTCACGGCCGAGTCTCAACCGTCGACGGGGTGGGCCGCACGACAGCGCAGATCACCGTTGCGAGCGACCTCGTGGTCCTCGACTACGACATGCCGCACAACCTCTTCTCAGCGACCTGCAACCATGTGCTTTACGATAGTGGCTGCGGAATCATCCGCGGAACCTACGCGGCCAACGGAACCGTGGGCGTTGGTTCGACCGCGGGCCTCATCAGCACGAGTGTCGCGCTCGCCGCCCACGCACAGGGCTCGATCGTGTTCACGAGCGGCGCCGACGCCAATGTGACCGCGACCATCCGAAGCGTCGTTGCGGGTACGTCGCTGACGCTGATGTATCCGCTGCCCGAAACGCCGGCGGCGGGCGACGCCTTTACGGTCTACTACGGTTGCGATCATACGCGTGGAACGTGTCAGGCCCGGTTCAACAATCTCACGAATTTTCGCGGCTTCCCGTTCGTCCCGCCGCCGCAGATTGCCTACTGAGAGTTTCGCATGGAAACCCTGCATGTCGTGACTTGCGTCGCCAATCCGCTCGGATGGCGCAGCCGGGAGGCGCTGGCTCGCCACGCCATCGCCGCTTGGCTGCGGGCGCCAGAGGTATCGATTACCCTGGTCGAGGCCGCCTATGGCTCGCGCGAGTTTGCCATGACCGATCTTGCGGGAGAACGCACTGCTCACATTGGAGTGCGCGCGACGACGCTCGCATGGTCGAAGGAATGCCTACTCAACATCGGTATTTCCCGACTTCCGGCTGCCGCCGAGAAGATCGCGACAATCGATGCCGACGTAACGTTTCGGCGCACTTATTGGGCTGCTGCTACGCTCGCCGCGCTTGATCTGTACCCGGTTGTACAGGCGTGGGACACGGCCTACGATCTTGGGCCGAACGACGAGCATATCCAGACGCACAAGAGCTTCGGCGGGGTCTGGCATTCGGGCGGCCCGATTGTCGCCAATGCCTCGAAATTCTGGAAATTCTCCGGCGGCTGCTACGAGTATCCGCATCCTGGCTACGCCTGGGCCTGGCAGCGGCGCGCGCTCGACCGCATCGGCGGCCTGTTCGAACTCGGTGGCATGGGGTCGGGCGATCATCACATGGCGCTCGGCATGGTCGGCCGGCCCGACGCTTCGCTTCCAGGCGGCGTCACCGCCAATTATCGCAATGCGGTGAGGGCGTGGAGCGACCGGGCGGGCGTTGAGATCAACGGCAAGATCGGCGTCGCGCACGGCACGATCGAGCATCCCTTCCACGGCCGGAAGTCTGACCGCGCCTACGAAGGCCGTTGGGAGATGTTTCTGAAACATGGTTTCGACCCAATGACGGATCTCAAGCGCAATCTAGACGGGGTGATCGAGTTCGCCGGCAACAAGCCGGATTTGGAGCGTGCGTTCGACCGCTACCTTCGCGCCCGGGAAGAAGACGTCAACACGCTGACGTGACGGATGACAGAGGACGGACGAGGGATGACAGATAACCTTTGCTCCGCCCTCCGCCGTACGTCGTCCGACCCGCGATTCGCCGTCGTCTCCGCCGCCCGGCTCTGGTTGGGCACGCCCTATCACCACGCTGCCGACATTCGCGGCGTCGGCGTTGACTGCGCAATGATCCTCGTTCGCGTCTTTTGCGATCTCGGCCTCGTGCAGCCCTTCGATCCGCGCCCCTACACGAAAGACTGGATGCTGCACCGCGACGAAGAGAAATATCTCGGCTTCCTGCTGCAAAGCGCGCGTGAGGTCGAGCGTCCCGAACCGGGCGACGTGATGCTGTTCCGCGTCGGCCGCTGCTTTTCTCACGGGGGAATCGTGACCGAGGCCAACCCACTGACGATCGTCCACGCCTACGCCCCTGCGCGCTGCGTTCTCGAGGAAGAGGTTGCGCGCCACCCCGAGCTTGCGAAGCGGCCCTCGAAAGCATTCTCGCATTGGGCCGAGGCCACCTCCTCCGTCTTCCGTCCTCCGTCGTCCGTCGTCTGACGCATGTCCGCGCTATTCGGTGGCGGCCGCAAATCGCCGGGCATCAAGCCGGACTATACCGGACTCGAGCTGCAAACCGCTGTCTCTACGCTGCCGATTCCGATCTTCTATGGTCAGGCGAAGGGCGCGCCGAACATCATCTTCTACGCGAATTTTCAATCGTATGCTGTCACCACCGGCGGCAAGGGCGGACTGTTCAGCACCTCGACGACCGAAGGCTACAATTATACGGCCGATCTGATCCTCGCGCTCTGCGAAGGGCCAATATCCGGCATCGGTCAAATCTGGCGCGACCAATCGACGTTCACGCTCACCCAGCTCGGGTTTACGCTATTCGACGGCACGACGCCACAGACGGCTTGGAGCTATCTGGCGACGACCTATCCGAATGAGGCGCTCGCCTACCAGGGAACGGCCTTCGTCTGCGCGGCGGCCTACCAACTCGGCTCAAGCGCGGAGATCGGCAACCACAATTTCGAGATCGTCGGCGTGCTCGCCGGCACCGGCGCCAATGGCGTCGACGCGGATCCAGCGCGGGTGATCTACGATTTTCTCACCAACGCGCAATACGGCGCAGATTTCAACCCCGCCTCAATCAATCTGACAACGCTCTACGGCGCGGGCGGCGACGCTAGCCTACAAACCTACTGTAAGGCAATGCAGATCGCCTTCTCCCCCGCGCTATCCAGTCCAGAGCAGGCCTCGACTACGCTTTCGCGTTGGCTGCAAATCTGTAACTGCGCGGCCGTGTGGTCGGGCGGCGAACTGAAATTCATACCCTACGGCGATGCGACGGTCGGCGGCAGCAACGTTACGCAGAGCGTCTCCTCGCCGGTCCCGATCCCTGGCCAATTGGGGAACGGGACCTATCCCGATCCGATAATTACGGTGTGCTCGGCGGCGAATTGGGTTTCCGACGGCGGCGTGATCTACACCTTCACTGGCGTGGCGCTCACTTACATCGGGACAACAAACCCTGCGAATAAAGGCGAATACGGGATTTCGCCGAACGGAACGTACATCTTCCACCTGCTTGACCAGGGAACGCAAATCTCGATCACCTTCACCGAAAACATCGCGACGGTCTATGTCCCGAACCTCACGCCGGCCTATAACTTGACCGACCTCGATTTCGTCGATGAGAAGGGAAACAAGGACCCTGTCCAGGTGAAACGGGTCGACCCCTTCAGCCTGCCGACGATCCAGCGCATCGAGGTCTCGAGCCGGGCCAATCAATACGCCTCGACGCCCATCGAGGCACGCGATCAAAGTCAAATCGAGCTCTTTGGTCCGCGCGTCGGCTCGACAATCACCGCGCACGAGATTTGTGATGAAGTGATCATTGCGCCGATCGTCGCGCAAACGATCCTACAACGCGGGCTCTACGTGCGTGCGAACTTCATGTTCAAACTGTCGTGGGAATATTGCCTGCTCGATCCCATGGACATCGTAACGATCACCGATGCGAATTTGGGCCTTTCCGCCTATCCCGTTCGGATTACCTCGATCGAGGAGGACGACAGCGCGCTATTGACTGTTACGGCCGAGGAGTTGGTTCAAGGTGTCTCGACACCGGCGATTAATCCCTCGAGCGGAACGACGTCTTATACGCCGAATCAGTCCGTCAGCGCGGCCAGTATCAACCAGCCGCTTGTATACGAGCCGCCGCCGACGCTGACGAACAACACCGCGCAGATTTGGTTCGGCGCGAGCGGCGGCTCGAGCGGCCGCGCAGATCCGAATTGGGGCGGCGCCTATGTCTGGGCGAGCGTCGACAACGCGACCTATAGCCAAATTGGCGCAATCACCGCGCCGATGCGCCAGGGCGTACTGACCGCGAACTTAGCCGGCGCGACAGGTTGGGATACGACGGACCAGCTCGACGTCAATCTGACAGAAAGCGCCGGGGTTCTCACGGGAACGTCGGCCGCCAGCGCGCAGGCCGGCGCGACGCTGAGCATCGTCGACTACGAGCTGCTCGCGTATGAGAGCGCGACGCTGACCGGGCCCCACGCCTACACGCTCAGCAGCTTGCAGCGCGGATACGGCGGCACGACGGGCGCCGCGCACGCGAGCGGGGCGCAATTCTTTCGGCT